TCGCATCGGCTTTTCCGTCTGCGGTATCTGCTGTTGACTGGGCCGCAGCTGCGTCTGAAATCGCCTGAGTAGCATCGGCCTGGGCAGCATCCGTATTGTCCTGCAGCTCCTCCAACGTCCCTTTGGTCAGCCTGCAGCTGATTATCGTAGTCGGGGATAATGTATGGGCCTGGGCAGATGTCCCTTCCTGGCCACGGACAATCGTGCAAGTCGTTGAACTCCTGGCAGTAACCTTGACAATCTCATACGTTCCGTCATCATCAACCAGGTGCAGCATAAACCAATCACCTGAACCGCCCCCAATTGTAGGCGCACCAGTTGCATCTGCCAGTTCCAATGAGCCAACAGTATCATTGATATCGGCAGCCAGAGTGGTATTAAAATTATTCGCGAATACTTGTTCAGCCATTTATCCCCCTTAGAACATTGAACTGCCAGCATACGATGCAACTACCGGCAAACTGTTTTTACCCTGGATTGATTTGGTCCTGGCAACTGCCATTGCATATTGCCATTGACGTTTTTTTATCACAGCTTCTTTAAGATCAGCCCACTGCCTGGTACTCATGTTGTAAAGCCGCATAAGCGCACCCAGGCGTATATCCTCAACATGCTCGTTATATATTATGTCATCGATCTCAACCGCGCTTATAGTCGGTACAACCACCACCTGCAGATTCAGGTTGTCGGTTAAATCAGCTTCAGGAGTTGGATAAACCCTGGCCTTTCCATCTGTCATGGTCAAAAAGACCTTGGTAATGGTTGTGCCGGTCTGGGATCTCCAAAGATAAATCGAATTGTCCATGTATAATTTGCTGGTAACTTCGATCTCTGTTTCATCTCCCAGATCACCCAGGTAAGCATAATCGATATCGACTGGCCGGTATTCCTTAGACACTCCAGATCCAGCTCCACCTTCTTCTCCACTGAACGTGACAGCTTCTCCACCGAATGTTACAGTGTCATCACCACCAAACGTAACACCTTCAGATTCAGTATCCGGATCAAGCCCAGTGAAGGTAATGGCGTATTCTGATGTATCTGCAACAATCGGGATCTCATCAGCATTGGTTTTCAGCATCCTTGTAACCAGACAGAATTCTGTCACAGCTTCCCGTACTGCCTTTTCAACGACAGGTTTGGGGCAAGCTGGAACATCGGATTGAATGTATTGACGAAAAGTTGAGAATGTAATCATTACTTTTCCTTTGTTTTAGGAGCTATATTTGAACTGGATTTAAACTGCACACCCAAACCATTGTAAAATGATTGCTCATATCTCTTTGATGCTTCCCAATTGACCGCTGAATCCGAATCTTTCTCATATGCACATTTCATCATCCAATCGATAATAGGATCGATGAAAACATCATCGGCTTCAACATCGGTGATGGTGATAGCTCCAACCGCAATTTCATCGAATAACGTGCTGTATGCCATTTCAACATAGACAGCTGCGGTGGCATGAGTCGGTGGATACACATAGAAGTTTTTCGGCTTCTTTGAATCGTATGTGTAATAATCCACTTCTTCAGTGCCGGTATCCGTATGCCAATCGGCATGCATATCATCCAAATCTTTCCGATTGACTTTTTTAATGGACTCACCAGGTGTTGAACCGTCAGTTCCCATATTTCGCGTGATATCAATCAATGCGATGGCTGCAGCAGGCAGGCTTTGAAGTGTCGCGCTGGCCGCCAGGAGAACGGCTGCAACTGTATAATTGGCATCCGGCCTTAATGCTACCAGCTTTCTTTGTGCTGAATTATAATAGTCAACCCAATCCTGCAGCTTCACCCTGGTGTATTTCTCGTCATCAGTGCTGCCATCCTCATCATAATCCAGATATTTCTTAGCCACCTGTATAATCAGTTCTGAAACCAGCATTTATCACCTATATGTTATCGAATTCGCCTTGTTCAGCTTTACCTGCGTCCAGCTTTTTTATTTCTTCAAGCATATCGTTCCGAGTCGTTTTATCGACATCAAAGAACTTCTGATGTTTGATCTGGGCATACATATCAAGCTCACCCTTATTCATGCGAATCAGGGGCTTATTGATATCGAATGAATCAACCTTCATTTCCGGATCATTCTTCAACATCTCTTCTGGAGCCATCGTTCCCTTTGATTCGGCTGCTGCTTCTTCAACCTGGGCATTGGGATTCAGCATCATCTGACCGGCTTTAACCAGGTCTTCAATCTGCTCAGTGCTCAATTTTGACAAGATATTCATGATCTCAGTCGGCACCATGTAAGTCGGGACTTCTGTCTTTCCCTGTGTGCATCTTGGTGCAGACTCACACCCTTCACACTTGCTACGATCTTGACACAGAAGAAAATTCTTTTCCTCTTCTGAGATCTCAATCATATCCGGTTTTTTGGCCCCTTGCTCACTCCAGGGCCACACAGTGTTATTCGTTAATTTTTTTAGATATCGTTGTTGTGTCATTCTTTTCCTCTCTCTTTGAATTACATGGGTGAGTGATACCCACCCATGTAATATTCTTAATTAAACTTCAATTAAGAGAGATCGATTACCCATGCAACAATCTTGACTTTACCCGTTGAAAGCACACCAGTTAAGGTAGCAATCTCAAGATCAAGTGTAGTCGCTGCAGTGGTATACCCCTGTACTGCGAAAATCGGCACACCATCAGTTGTGATCTGGGTAGCATCAAATCCATCAACAAAGTTGTCTGGATCTGCTTCAGGTGAAGTGGTAAAACCCAGATCCAGTGTACATGCAGTAGCAGGAGCAACTGCTGTCACCGGATGAATGGTAGCTGCCATAACAGCGTGTTTAATGGGAATATCAAATACATTGATAATATCATCTGCGGCCAGTGCTGACCCTTTTTCGGTCAACACATCTGCAAAATCAATCTCTCTTTCCAATACATAACTTTTCATTGCAGCCGAACGTGGTAATCCGGTCGCGCCTGTGGTCATGTCAATAGCCATAACTTACCTTCCTTTCTACGTCCTAAGACGTAAGTGTCTAAAAATTAGACGTAACCGATTATGCTTTACGAACCCAACCAGTTACCAATGCTTCTGGCTTGATAACTTTGTAGTCGTAAACATTCAATCCACGCACCAGCCGACCAAAAGTAGACTCACTCTTCAGAGAATCCATCTCAGTCATCTGTGCAGCAAATGTGATCGCATCTTTTTGTCCAGCCATTGGAAAATACGCTGTGTAAGCTCCGTCAGCCGCACTTGCAATCTGATTGCTCTTATGAACTGTTGCTGCATCGATCTCACCAACGCGGCCATGACGGACAGGAGTCTTGCTGTCACCAGTCATGGAAACATCTTTAAGATCAGATTTTTTCAACAGGTTATTCATCCAGGTTGGCAATGCATAAAAACGACTGTTTTCAGGAACATTTTGTTCATCAAGAACAGTCATCATGTCCATCATAAAGTCCAGAACGTTTTCTTTAGTGATTGCCACCAGGGCAGTTGTTACACCCAGGTTGAAACTGGAGGAAATCGCACCAGAAGTTGCACCAGTATTGCTGGCATGAACATCACTGTACACATCGCCTAAGCCCTGTGCATCGATGGTGATTTTCATCTGCTCACCAGCATCCTGGGACCACTCATTCATCAGCGCAATATCGGCCTGATGGGCATCAATGCTATCGCAAATAAAATTGAAGTACTTTGCTTTTGCGATTGGGAATTCAGTCAACGGATTGTCAGGATGTTGAATCGCCAAATTCATACCCTTAACGTAATCGTTGATTGTGATGTCTGCCCGAGTCCGGATCTTAACAATATCACCCTGGTTCTTGATCTCTCCCTGGTATTTCGTATTGGCTATACCTGGGAAAATAGATGCAGCATAATACTTGACCAGCATCTGCCCTGACCATATTTCCGGAATAAAGTTTCCGCTGTACTGTGGAGTTCCTACTGCTGTTGGAACCATAACCTACCTTCCTTTCCCGACTTAAATACCCAGGAAAGGTATTTAAATCAGTTTATATAATGCGGTGTTCTCTTCCAGCCGCTAAAATATCTGCTTGAGTCGCTTCAATCCACGCCTGCTGACCAGTAAATTTCCCCTGGGCAACATTCTTATAAAAGTCATTGATCTGCTTTTTTGTGTATGTCTTTTTAGCAGGAGCAGGCTGTAAGTCTCCTCCGGTTCTGTCTGGAGAAGGACTCACACCCTGAATGTCTTTCGGTGGTGTTACCGGAATGGGGCCTGGGTTCGGTGGATTATCAACGGCACTATTTCCATTAATATACTCTTGAAAGATTGCAATTACTCGATCAGATTCCATACGCTTATGCGCGACTGTCAGCGATTCGTGCCGACTTACGCCGGTATACGGATTCACTGTCTTCAGCCAGGAGATAAACCCAGGATCATTATTAACGGTAATATAGTCTGGTATTTCAGTCTGAAGTCTGTTTGTATGGTTGTTCCAATCCCTGGCGGCCTGTGCCTTGGCAGATTCTTCAACAGTATTGACTGTCTTATCTACCTGACCACGTAAGCCATTCAGAGTCTTGGCCATTAGAACAAATTCTTCACCGTATTCCTCAAACTTTGCCGGATCTATTACTAAAGATCCATCACCGTTAACTTTGCCCTGATTATCATCAACTGGTTTCTGTTCGACCTGTTGCTTCAAGTTCAAGTTTTCATTTTGCAAAAACTGCATCTGCCCACTGATCTGGTTGAGCTGCTGCTGCATAGCCGGTATTTCTGCATTGTACTTGCCACTGAGGACTTTGTACTTCTGCTCCCAATCCGTTACCGGTTTTGCCACACCGTCTTCAACTGTTGTCTCAATAGGGTTGTCTGGTTCAGGTGCAATTACATTGACAGGAGCAGGTGCCGGATCTCCTTCGTTCCCTGGTGCCAGAGTCTCTTCTGCCATTTCAACAGGAGGGGTGTTCTGTTCTGCAGGGGTTGGTGGAGCTGGATCTGTGTTCCCGTTTGCCAATCGCTTTTGCAGTTCTTCTGCTTTTTTTGCCTGATCTTCGACGTTGTTAGGTATTGTCATGCTCTTTTCTCCTTGAGCCTTTTTAGTGGGTGTTCCTACTGGAGCCCAGTAATAAAGGTATTCAATATGTTAATAAAAATTGTTTATTGTACGTTCTGTTTGCCAATCTCCCATTCTTGCAGGACAACTGCACCAGCCAGATCTGAATCATGGAAAAAATGGAAAAATGGGACAACCACATCGCCTGAGTCAAAAGTAAAAGCCGCAGTTGTCGTTGGTGCAGCACCATCAATCTTGAAGGTGACAACCCCCGACAGAGCAACATAAACTTCCAGTGTTACTGTGCCACCATCAGCTAAATCATCAGTGGTATCAGTTGCAGCTGGTGTACCATCATTCAGATTTGTTTCTATTTTAATGTCACCACCATCTACATTGAGAGCTGCGAAATCAGCATAGTTATCAACTGCTACATCGTATGCTTCAGCACTCCTGAACCCGAACCGGCATTCATCTGTACCGCTTACATCTGCAATGGAAAGTGTCAATTTTCCATAAAATACATCTGTACCAATTGTCATCGCTGCCCTGGAACCTGCTGTGATCCCCTGGGTGATTTCAATACCAATATTATTGGTCTGAGTCCGGCCAACATCCAGACCAGTTGCAGCCATCTGAGGAACCAGTGTGGTAGCTATCCCAATGTTATGAAACTCAAATGCCGTTCTTGGGAATAGCATTGCATGTTCGTCTTCTGCTGTACCGTCACAGACTTCACCGGTAATCTGCATACATACTGGAGCTGAATCAAACTTCTCTTTGGTTACAACATCAGGGATCAAATCTGCCAATTCAACAGCATCTCCCTGCAGTCCATTCCGTTTCCCCACATACATCTCGCGGGTAGTCAGTTTACCGATTGATAGAGCTTCGTGTCTCATTTTCTTGCCTCCTTTTATTTAGTCTAATTTTTTGCAAAACATCCGGAGCAGACTCGATCTGCTCTATAAAATTCTTTATAAACTGGCATGCGCCTTGTTGCTGTAATAACTGTCCGTCCTTCGCGGTATCATTCTTTTCCCTGATATGATCCAGGTTGGACTTCAATAACGTTTTGATAACTTCCATATCCTGATGTACTCTCAACCTACTCAATGCCACCAGGGTCCGTTCATCTTCTATTTTCGGCATCGATATCATTAAATGATTCTTCCTTTACCACCTGGGAGATTTATATTCGTCCGTACCAGGTAAAATGGGACCGATAGTATGATTTCACTCTGGACCTGCTTTGGCTTGGATATGAAGGCAACCAGCTCATCACGCCAATATATGTAATACCCTGCCTGCCAATACTCATCTTCCTGGCTCTCTCTATGATACGACAATCTCACCCGATACAGCCTGTATAATTCTTTGGCTGCAGGCTCATGGCCAATGATAAAATCAGCAAACTTTTTCCCATTAAGCCCGAATCCGGTATCAACACCAATCTCCTTGAATCGCCACATAATACACTGGCCTATATAATGCTCTGCTTCTTCCCTGGAATCGAATCTGCGTTCTTTCAAGTTCCCATGAACAATATCTTTCATGTCCTGTTCTTGATCTTCAATCTCACCAAACGTCCGATGATCAGTGATATTGCTCAAATCCTGTAAGGGTGTTTCGTCCTTATGCAGCTGTTCTAAAGTCATGGCCCCCGTTCCTGTTCCCTGCTGGATTAGTGTTTATCATTCGTTGTGGCATCCCTGGACCTTGCCCCCCACCAGGAGCTGGTTGGCTTGGCTGTTGACCTGGCTGACCAGCCCTGGAGGAAGCAATGGACCGTTGACCATAGCTGTTGCTCTGGCCATATCATCCTTACTTGGCACAATGTCATCAATTCCGAGATCCAGACCACCGATAACCTTCCGTAAGATTTCAGCTAATCCGTCCTGACCGATAATTGCCAATACGTTTGGATGAAGTGCGATATTGAGGAATTCGTTCCTGCGAATCTGAGCCTGTTCTTTGGCCACCAGGCTGGATGCCCCTTTAGCAATCAACCTGACATCACCCTTTCTCAATACCGGATCTGGATCATAGAGAAGCAGATGCTGGTGCAGGGCTTTGATTGAATGCGTGATAATTTTATCGATATTCTTGATAACCAGCTTAATATTCTTACTGGCATTACTCATCATCATAGAGAAGCCGGTAGCCGTACTGATCGCACCACCACCACCAGTTTGACCGTATGTATACTTCGGTATGCCGGTCTTGTTGTCGGCTTCATTACTGTAAAATTCATAGACCTTGATTAATTCATTGACCATTGATTTAGGCTGAAAAAACCAGATTGGAGCCCTGGTCGATTGAATGGTATCATCCATCTTGAACGGCCATACTTTCATGGGCTCAATGCTTGATACCGTTTCCCCAGGTGGTAGAGATGCCATGTCAACACCAATCTGAGGACCAGATATCACACCCATATTGTTAACCAGATTCCTGGCTGCAGCATTGCACATATCGCAGATGTCAGTGATCAGATCGGGCAGGCCATCACCCCAGAATTGACCGTTCTTTTTCCGGAAAGACTCTTTATAATATGGCCGGTTCCCCAGGGGGTTTTCATTCAGAACACATTTGATAACATATGAGCCAATCAACCAGACCTCAACTTCATACTCATCAAACATATCCGGAATCTTTGAAGGGTCCACACCATGTTCAATCAGCTGGAGCCCTTGAACAGATCCCCAAAATTGCAATGCATCGATATTGGCATCCGGATCATCCGTTGTATTTTCCATTTCAGATAATCGCTGCCGTTCCTGCTCCCTGGTTTCGTAGTATCCACTTCTTTAAACCACCGTTACCGTATGCTTCCAAAACAGCATCAATCGCAGCAGAATCATATCCCTGAGCCCCCTTCATGTTGACCAGGGTCTTTCTGGACAAAGAATGCTTCTCCAGAAAATATCCATCATTGATATCCCGGGAAGTTGGAGCTGGATAAATATTGAATGGTGAAACAGCTTCATATTCCAGTTTTAATTTGCTGGATATCTGGGGCATGCCATCCGGACCCCATTCAACCTCAGTCTTTTTCCGGTAGATCGGTCCCTTCAAGAAGCCGGCCTTATAATCAACCAGGTCAGATATGACCTCTTCCAACGCTTCATTCCAGTTAGATTCGACCACAACATCCTTGATCTTATTCTCAACTGCCATTTCAACCTTACGGGCAGCATGTTTCATCTCGCCTTGGATCTCGCTTTCAATGAGTTCGATCCGCTGTCTGACATCAGCCATAGACGGATGTATACCCATTGCCAGGTCTTGCTGTGCCTGCATCATGACCTGTTGCTGAATGATCTGCTTTTGTTCCGGAGGGAGATCCGGTACCGGTGATGGGTCAACCCCAAACGGTTCTTCATCAGGCTGCATCAGGATATCAACCAACCAGGCTTTGGCTGCAGTGGCTTTTTCATCAGCCAGGCGCATAAATATTGAGGAGCTGCCTTTGGCTTTGATTTTAGCCATCTTGTCATCCTCATACACACCAGTCATCACACGTGTATTCACAAGCATCATTACTCCAACAGTATCTTTCTCTAGCCTTGCAACTACCCAACACCGCTTTACATAAGCT